TCATTGAGTCGGTTGGGTTTTGAATTTTCTCGGCCTGTCGCTCAAACCATTCCCGAGCAGGTGATGGATCGAGCGGGTTGATGCCCCAGAGGTAGTGCGCGACTGCGCCGGCGCCCGGCCATTCCTTGTCGTCTGGGTTGCTGTTTTTTCCTGCGTCGAGATCCACCGCGTGACGCGCTCCCCATGCGTTAGCCTTGACGATCTTGTCATCGCTTACCTCGCCGCCTGCCATGCGTCGTGCAGCGTCCTTAGTGCCTTCGGTGAGTCCGTCGCCACCGAAGCCCTCGGCGAGCAGCTCAAGGCCACGCTTGGCTGCGTTGATGATGTAGTCGGGAGGCTTCATGCGGCATTGCAGTCTTCGCGCCATCTATCGTCTCAGCCGTTTCTGACTCGCCTCCCTTAATACTGCTCAAGGTGATCGGCCTACGCACACCGCCATCAGCCGTCCACGCAGCGACTACGTCGGCACTCATTTCCGGCAGCTCGAGCTTTGCGCGCATCGCGGCCTCGACTTCTAGCGATGGCGTGACAACGCCAGCTCGAACAGCAACACCGAGAATTTCAGTCAGTTCTTTTGTTTCCATGCCTTGCTCGTTTTCTGCCGTCACTGTTTCGGCTCCGTCCTCGGTTTCTGTTTCGGTTTCTGCATCAATCGGCCCCTTCGTTGTGTCAGACTCAATGCCGTATTGCTGGTAGATCATTGACGCCTCTTGAATCTCGATGCAGGTCTGTTCTAGGTCGGTGCCTTGCTCGTCGTGAATGCGTTGCGGCGATGTGAATTTGTTAGCAAGGTCGAGCGCCTTAGCGTTTGCGTCCTTGATCGGATCGACACCCGGCCACCGCTTGCCAGTGAATTTCGGCGCGTTAAACTTGAAATGCTTTTCGACAGGCAGAGGAACAGCCTTCATCAGCAGCGCCATTTTCAGCCACTCGCTAAAGATGCGACGTTCTGCAAGCGCGATGTCGAACTCTTGCAGGACTGTCCACTGAGCCGTGATTGTCAGCCGCTCAAGTCTGCCAGCCGAGAAATTGATCTCCGCGTAATTCTGTCCGATGGTCGAGAACTGCGCGCCCGGCAAGCCCGCGCAAATGCTCCGCAGTATCTCGTTGCGAACGTGTCCGGTGTTAGGGTTCGGCTGATTAGGGTTAAACTCTTTTGCGCGAACGCCGGGAGGCAGGCCATGAGCGCCGCCGGGGTTCATCTCCATCGACAGCCCCTTCATGATCTCAGGGTCTGCGCCTGCCGCGGTGTTTCCATCTGGCCCGATGAGGTCAGTCTCGAAAAACACGTTGCTGCAAGCGCCGACGCGCATGGCTACGACCACGGCTTCCATCGCTTTGTCGAGCTGTCGCACGCTCGACATTACCGGAGTTGCCCAAGGCACAGGCCGCGTTACGTCTGCGTCATCATCAAATTTCGCGTAGTGAATGATGTCCTCAGCAGGGATACGGATTGAGTTTTCTGTGCTGTTAGTCGTGAAATTGACAGGCGACATCGTGGCCCACTGTCCGCTCGTTGCCTTCGTGAACCAGTAGGCGACAGGCACCGGAGCAGCATAGCTCTCATCGTATTCGATGCCGTAGCGGATCGGGTTTTTGTTCTTCTCGTTCAGCCCGTTTAGGTAGTAATTGCACCACTCCGCATTGATGTGCTGGATCTTAAAGCCGAACGGCTCATATCGTGAGTCGCGGATTAGTCGGATGAAGTGGTCACCATCCCTAGCGCAAGACTTCAAGCGAAGCTGCCGGGATTCGTTGTAGTTGATGCGCCCTGTCACTGTGCAGTTTTCACGCAACTGCCACTCGGCCCACTTCTTTTCGATTAGCTGGTTTGCGAAAGTGTCAAGCTGGCCGACTTTCACCGAGGACTTGCCTTTGATTGTGTGGAGCAGTTTCTCGGCCTTAAACTTCGCGCCTGACTTGTTGGCGGTGAAGCGCAGCACATCGTTACGCCTCGCTTCTGCACGTTGCAGCGCGTCTTTTTCTTCCTCGCTGTAGATGATGCGATCCTCAGTCTCTTTGATCATCATCCGCAGCGTGTATCCAGTCGGCCCGATGACGTTCGCCGCTAGCTCCTGCCCGTAGCCCATTATGAAAGGATTCTCGCGCCACAGGTTCCGCGAGAAAGCACGGAGCTCCCAGTGATTGCGATAGAGTTCAGCATCGACACCGATGCGATTTGGTCGCCAGTCAGGCGAGATTTTCTTGAGCTGCTCGATTAGCTGCGTATATGCGCGAGGCTGTCGGATCGGCTCGTCCACGACCTGCACAGAATGACCGTTGCGCGCGCCGTTTAGTTTTGCGGTCTTTTTGCTCATGTGAAATACGGCCTGATGCTACGGGTGGGAGCGTCTCCTCGCAGTCCTGCTGCAATGGCTTTCTCAGAGGCGAGCTTGGCCTCCAGGTTGCGGATCGTGGACAGGAGCATCGACTGATTCTCCTTGGTGAATGACTGACCATTGAACGACACGGACACCTCGGGATTCGCCAGCAACGTCAGCAGCGCCGTATTTGCCGCGTCGAGCTGGAGCTGTGTCGTGCTTGCGGTGATCGTGGTGGCGTAGTTAGCCAGCACCGTAAAGTCGCCATCCGCTCCGCTGGTCACGTCGCCGCTGGCGATCTCCGTGCAGCGTGCAGCGTATGTCCACTGTCCGGCGATCATCGCAGCGGACTGTGTGGCCGTGATCACGAAGGCAAAGCTGCTGCCGCTAGCGGTGCCGGTCGAGGTGACAGGCGCCACGCCTGCGCGGTTCAGCACAAGGACAGCCGTAAACGTAGTCGCAGGACAAAGCGAGAAGCCGAGCAGGAGTCGCGTAGTGTCGCCGCTGGTTATCGACTGCGGGAAAATTGTAAGCGGAGCAAGTGCCATTGCTCTGCTTTTACCTTATGCTGTCAGATTGTCAACGTGTGTGATTTGAATTAGCAAAGCTAAGGGCGGCACCGTTTCCAGTGCCGCCCTTGTGGGGTTGCTGCTATTTCTTGGCTTGCATCTTCTGTCTGGAGATCAGCATCGCTCCGTAAATCTGTCCAAAGTTTGGTTTTTCCTCGTCCAGTCCCGGCAGCCTTAGCTGCCTGTCTGGATCAGAAATAAGGTGGGCGGCGTAAAGAGAAAGGGCAAGCGTAAGGATAGCGTCTGGCTTTGCTCCAATCACAGCAGGGTGATTTTTGTTCAAGATCATTGTGATGTGCGTCTTGTTCGATTGAATCTTTCCAAGGGAATCCTCCGGCAGAACTTCATCCCGACGAATATTTACTCCGCGCGATTCTGCCATGCGTTCTCTACGCTGTTTAACTAATCCAAATCCTCCCGTGACTTCCGCCTCTTTTACTTTTCTCGGTCGCTTATTTCCAGTCTTGTCGGTTGGCTGTTCTGGTTTTCCTGGCCGTCTGGCTTGCCCATGAATATCGGCAATGATGCTTTCCAGAATGTGCTCCGCTTCTTTCATTTCTACATTTTCGCCAGCGTCATGAAGCCGCTTCATCACCTCAAAACAATCTTGATTGAGTTGCTCATAAAGCCATCGAGTGCTTTCGCATTCGCGCAATCCGTCTTTGTGCTTCAGAAGTCCCCACCCTTTTCCTGACAGCATCACGCGCGCGCGGAAACGGGAAGTTGGACTCATTTCCCCGCATGGCTCTGAGGTGTCGAACATTATTCGGTGTCCGTAGCTAATCAAAAACGGCTCGCCTTTGTATGATTCCAGCATTTCACCAAACTCAACCTTGTATTTCAGTAAGCACTCATCAAAAACATCTTCTCCTTCTGCCGTATGTAGCTCCTTGAACTTTGGAAATATAACAGGAACCACTTTCTTGCCATTGATTGTAACGCTTCTGCCTGATGTCAGAGCTGGCTGAAAATCGCGTGAGATTCGGTCGGTTGTAGGCTTTGGCAGAACAGATGAAATAACAGGCTCCAAAATGCTGACCATAGTTCCGCAGCTTTCTTTTGTATTGTCTGCTTCGATCTCAAATTGCCATCCATTATTCGCTAGGTTTTTCCACTTAATATCAACGAATCGCGCAATCCCATTGAATACAGACCGCACTTGGTAACGCTCTCCGATTGATATGGCTGTTCCCTTTCCGCCAACTCCATATTTTCCAACTGATGTAGTGGATGACGCTCGGTGTCCCCCGAGTTTTACCATGTCCTCAATGTGCGGTGTGCCTTTCCCGTTGTCTCGCACTGTAATTTGATCGGAGCTCATGCTTATCTCAACCTTGATTGCACCTGCATCAAATGAGTTGTCTATAAGCTCACAAATACAGTCTGGGAGCGTGGCCCCGCTGTTTCTGTAGCTGTCAAGGATGTGTGCGTCTGGAGCGGCGGATGCGGTAATGATTTGCATTGTTATTATAGGGTTGGGTTTTTTAGTTGATTGGAGATTAGTTGGCGAAACTTTGGCGCATCACTAGCAGCGATGCCTTTCGTGAAGACTTTCCACCTCTTTGCAAAAGCTTCTTCAAACGTAAGCGGTGGCTTGGTTTTCTTTGCAATCATTTTGACCGCTGCGCTTGCCTTAATGGTTCCGGCTTTTACTGCGTCAAGCGTTCCTTCCGGCACGGTTCCATCGGCCTCGGCTTTTGCAACGGCGACAGCCTGACGAATTTTGTGCACGCTAACGCCGATCTGCGCGGCCAGCTTGACAACTGTGGAGTTGGCGTCCGACTTCTTGCGATCACGCGAGGGAATCAACGGTGACGGAGGATTCTCCGTCACCGTTGATTTTGCATTTTTGGATTTTCTATCGCCGCCCGGCCCGCCTTGGTTCCCATCCTTAAACCTAGACCGCTCGGCCTCCTGTCTCGCTTCGTTGGCAACGGCCCAGCGGTTGACCTCAATAACCACAGCGGCCTGTTGGTCTGGTGTCAGATTGCGGCGTGCAAGATTCTTGGCAAGAATCCATTCCGAAATAACAAGCGGATGTTCTTCGTCTCCAATATCGCCTCCCATCACTTCCCTAAACTCAATCACCTTTGGCTCAAGGCCAAGCATCTTACACATGGAAAGACGATTCCTGCCGTCCAGCAATACGCCTTCATGGATTACAATAGGGTCAAGCTGGCCGTGATCGTTGAAGCTAAACTTCATAGCGTTCCAGTCCTTTGACTGATTGGCAATCATCGGAAACATATCTGCCACCGGATGCACTGGGTAATCGTATTTCATAGGTTATTTCTAAAAAGCCTCCGCCCATGTTACGAGCATGGGACGGATCGGCCTAAGCCGCCGGTTTGTTTTGCGCTCGTAACGCAAGAAAGAGAATGGCTGAGAATACAAAGCCCGCGCCGATTGTCAAATCGCTTTCACAAATTCCATCCGCCTGGCGCTTTTCCCGAAAACCACGCAGACGGCGCGGCCTGCGCTGGCGCATCTGGCCGAGTCTGCGCGAGATCCGCCTCGAGCGCGTCAAAATTCCAGCGCCGCAG